TAGCCGCCCCAAGCGTCTTCGTCGCCGCCTACGGTTGGCTTATTCCAAGAATAGTTTGTCGTTGTCGTAGGCATTACGCGGCCCTCTCTAAGTAATCTGCCTCGACCCATGTATTACTTGGGTTTGGCGCTGCTGTCCATGTTGTGGAAGGATCGTCTGCGTCAAGCCACTTATATCGCGCAGAAACGATAGTAGATATGGCAATAGCGGACGTTCCAGAAAACAATCTCACCCTGTTATACGCTATATTTGGTGAAATTGAAATAGTTACACTTGCACGACCCACAACATCAATTACGCCATTTGCTGTAAATGCAAAATCAATGCTTGGCGATGCACCAGACTGGCGAATTGCCTGTGCGCTGACGCTAGTGGAAACACCGATGGCGGCAGTCGCGCTGCCCTCTTCGATGCTAATGTTTTTGCCGTAAAGATATGAGCCGTAAGTGTTGAGGCCGTATCCGGGGCGGAAGCCGGGGATAACTTCGTAAGTTACTGCGCTGACAGAAACAATGCCGCCGAGTGATACAGACGCCGATGCGTCAACGACCCTGATAGCAGTTGGCGGCGTTACCGATACGGCAATCGCTGCCGATGCAGATGCGTCAATAACTGTAACTGCGGATGCAGTAGCCGAAATCCCAACAGATGCACTAGCCGCAAATTGCGTTGTCTCAGGCTCCCCAAAGAGACCAGAGCCAAATAAGCCAGTATCATATGTTGAGCGCAAGCCCATTAGCTTGCCGTAATGTCGAGGTCGCCTGTTGGGATGCGGAAAACATCGCCGTCGTTGATAGCTTTGGCGACATCAAGCGCGGAATGAATAATCATGTTGCCGCCGGACGATGCGTCCATAATGCCGATCCAGCCAATCGTTCCCCAGTTTCCGCCGCTTGCCGCAGGAAACTCAACAGCCGAAGAGTTTGTTGCAGTGTCGCCAGTCACAGTAAACGTGGCTGCGGTGCGAGCGTAGCTGAAGCCAGACACCTCAGTACCAGCAGAGCCAGTGTCAGTCGGGTCGGATGTAAACAAGCCAACATACCACGCGGTCGGGCGGGTAACGCTACCTGTGGTCAACAGATATTGCAGTGTGCTTGTCTCGAAAGCGTTAGTTAAAGACATGGATTTCTCCGATTAGATATATCTGTGACTTCTATACACCATCATGCAACTAATAGCTAGTCACGCGCATTCTAAGGCCAGAACCAGCAAAACGCGTGTCATCCGACGCCTTTTGCAGAGACTGAATAGCCGCAGAGTAAAGCGCGGCCCAAGTCTGAACCCTTGCGTCATCATTTAAGTATGGCGCAGCTTGAACAAGCGCGCCATACAAGTAAATATCCGGCGCGTCAGTCAAAAGCCAATTTGTTGTGTTACTATCACTCAACGCAGGCGTTTTAGCATAATACTGAAGCTGCATCTGATACTCAGCGGCAGGCGTTGGGAAAACCTCAATGGTGTCGCCAATGTTTGCGTAAAACTTTGGAATGCCAGCAATGTCAGACGTGTTTTGACGATACTCAAGCATGTCATCGCGCGAAATCAACTCAAGGCGATACGTTGTGCCAGATGTAATGCCAAAGCGTACAGTTTCAAGCCAATCAGCAGGCATCTGCACATATCGGCTATCCAGCGTAGCATCGACGCGGTTTATCATCTTGTAATGCCGCAAGTCACGATTAATGCCTGCCTCAGTCAAACTGATAAAATCAGGAATGACCGATGTGAGATCATCGCGGTTCAGCCAGTTGGCTATGCTAGACTTTAGCTCTGCGTAAGTTGTGATTGCCATTACTGTAACAGTCCTTGCCGTTGTCGCTCTTCATTAGCACGTTTTTGCATTTCTTGTAAGGCTAGTAAGCCGCCGGGGGCCATGGCACCGCTAAAGAGCAATTTTTGCATTTGTCTAATTTTTTCAGCGCGGGTCATTCCGGGAATTTCGTCATTATATTCAATAATTTCCGGCACGCCTTGCCGCCTTAACTTCTCAATAGCAGCTGTATTGCCTTGAGGAACCAAAGCCGCATCAAAATCACGCAACTGAGCAACTGACCGTGGCTTGGCCTCAAAGTAAGCCGTAGGCATCCCTTTAACTTCCTTTTTGAATAAATCCAAAGATTTTAAAGCGTCACTTTTAGCGCCAGAGGGAGCGTTGGCCCAAGACACATCTCTATTCATTGCCACGTCAGTTATGTAATCTTGAGCAAATCTAAAACTTCCATTGAAGTGTTTTTGAGCTAAATCTTCAACTTCGTTATACACGTCGCTATCAAGCGACCCATGCACATCGGCCATATCGTTGTCCACTGGGCGTATCAATCCACGACTTGCCTTTATGTCCTCTAAATCTTTAAATTTATTAGAAGAAACGGCACGCATCAAACCACCGCTGAATGTACCTTCAGAGCCAGCCTCAAACGCCTTAGCCTTATTCATTCGCTTATAGGCTTCCTCAATAGTATAAGGCTTGGGCTTACGCTTAACTCCAGACGGAGTATATGGCTCCTCTGGGTAGATCATCCGCTGCACTTCACCATAATCAGACATGCCGCCGTAGGGGGCAAGTGCAGTCTCACTGTCATACAAAGCCTCACCAGACCTTCGCTGGACCTCACTCACATAGTCACGAAATTGGTCAAAGTCTTTGGGATCGGCAATCTTATTAGCTTTGCCAAATTGAGCAACTCGCATCATGAAGTCTTGATCTTCAAAACCCATTGTGCTGTCTATCCAACTGCTACCCATGTGGCCAAAATCAGGATCACTCCTTAACGCAGCCCTTGCTTTGCCCTCATCCGCAAATTCAACAAAACCTTTATTCTGCCTCCCAGTGTAAGCATCGTTTGGCCAAACAGGTAAATCGCGGCTAGGCGCAATTTTATTTGGTGAAAGCAAGAGACTAATGTCGCCGTATTCTTCAAGAGGAAAGTTTGCGTTTGATATGGCCAAAGACGGCATGGGTATGCCACCAATCTCTGCCGCTGCCATCACGCCTTTTGTGTCAAGGTTGTGATGGGCTATGAGCGGAGCGTCCTCCTTTGTTAACGCCTTCGGCTTCAACCGCACATTACCAAGCAGCGAACCCATCGCATTCGGATCAACCTCAACGCGCTTAGCCGTATCAAGCAAACCACGCGCACCAGACTTAACAGCCTTCGCAGCTGCGTCACCAATGCCGGGAAACAAGCCCAACACAGTTGCACCGCCCAGCGCGCCAACTAAAGCCCAATTCGGGTTTTCAGATGTAGCCTCGTCGTAAATCTCTTTGGCCGCCATCGCGTCACCAATGATCGGTGTGGCCTCAGCTACAAAACGAGCCGCGTCCATCGGCGTGACATTAGGCACGTCAACCGCAAGCCGACGACCTTCCTCAGCATAGCCAGCGTAGTCGCCGGGAGATAGCAAACCGACCAAAACTTACTTCCCGTATTTTTTCGACAGGCAAGTGCCAGCGCGTTTGCAAGCGGCGGGGGTGGGGCAACCTTTACATGGTGTCATGTCATCAATCCTCATTTTTCTGCACATTAGCACATTTGTTTGACAAAGGCCACGCAGGGTGTATTCCACGCAATATCACAGTTCACCTAAATCATCCATAATCTTTTCCATGCGGGAAGACAGCTTCCAATGGCCAGCGCGCCAGCGAGCCGCAAATTGCGCCTCCTCTAAACTCAAGCCCTTGCCGATGTAAGTCTTAATCCATTGATTCATACGGATATTCTTCATCCTAGGTGACAGCTTGTGGAACGGAACTGGCTTCATGCAATACCTTTCAAATTGCGCTTGAGTGATTGCTTCCACGTTGACATAGACCCAGACAATGCAGTCGCAGCATCGCTGGCCATTGTCAGGCACAACGCATCAGCAAGGTCGGGTGACTTCAAACCACGCTTGCGCATCTCATCCTTGCTCTCAGCCTTCATCTTGCCCGATGACGTGAAGCTGTACCGGATCGCCGTCAACTCAGCCAACAGTTGATCGTTGTTCGGCAACTTGCACGACCGATCCTCAAGCCAACCCTTCGTCTTAAACCAAAGCTCACTGCGCAAGTTCATATGCGTCTTACCCATAGCCGGAGCCTCGCCAACATTAATACCTCTGACGGGCGCACCAAGCTCGCGCAATCTATCAACAACGCCACCGCCAACGCCAATGCTGTCAACCAATATCTCTTTCGGACGCATGGACGGCGGCAAGCCCTCAAACTCAGCCATCACCCGGCCAACAGTCTGCATCAAGTCCAACCCCTGCCAGCTGGTGATCTCAGTCACAACATTGCCATACCGCTTGCACAGCGCCGTCTTATCCGTGCCAAAGCGCGCAACGTCCAAGCCCCAGATCGGCTTCTCGTCTGGCGTAACCTCAATGTCACGATGGATCGCACTCTCAACCAAGTGAAACGGAATGATCGTGTCATCATCCGCCATAGGAAACTCACCAAGCACGCGGATCCTAAACGCGTTGCTCTCCTCGCCGTATCTAGCACGCATCTCGTCAACAAATTCATCGCTAACCAGCGGGCTGTCAATGCACGACCAACGCCGTGTCCACCAGCTGTCAGCCATTCGCGTCTGACTTTCGTAAAACGTACCGCTGGAGCGCGTAGGGTTGCTCAGCAAGATCGTTGTCGCAGCGTGGCCAGACATCGAACCAGCGGCTGCCTCAAACACCTTCTCAGGCACACCAGAAGCCTCGTCCACAACCAACAACACATTCTCCGAGTGAACCCCAGCCAACGCTTCCGGCGTCTCAGCCCGGCTAGTCCGAGCAGAAATAAACGCCTCACTCGGCGCTGCGTTCAACTCAACTCGATCAGATTTAACCGTAAGCAACACCTTCAACTGCGGCGGCAGCTCGTTAATCCAACGCTTCAACTCCGCAAACAACGCATCAAACAGCTGACCACTGGTCGGCGCAGTCACAACAACCTTATTCGGAAAGCGCAGCAAAACAAACCAAAGCATAATCCAACTAGCCGACGTTGACTTACCCGTGCCGTGGCCACTGCGGATGCTAACCTTGCGCTCACCATCAGCAACAGCACGCAAAAACTCAGCCTGATAATCATGCGGCGTGGCACCCAACACCTCCTGCACAAACAAAGCTGGGTCATCACGATAACGCAGCACAAACTCTTCTAGCGGGTTGGCTTCACTCATCTTATGTCCAATCTGTTAAAAATTCTCCGCAGAACGTAGCTCCGCACCAAGCTGACGATTGTGAAGGCCAAGCCGATGGCAAAACTATCACCAATGGTGACGTTGTAGCCAAACAGAGGCAGAATCAGCACATTCGCCAACACGCTCACAAGGTAGCCAATAAATACATTCGTGGCAGCCTCAAAGGCGGAATTACGCTTCGACTGCATTAATGCGCTCCTTGGCAAGGTTAAAATAGGCTTCGTCTATCTCAATGCCGATAAAATCACGGTTAAGGTTTT